GATCCTAATGCTGTTAATTATCAAGATTTATTTCAAAATTTAGTGCAAGAATATCAAAATTTACTTAATCAACAAAACCAACCAACACAAACCACACAAACAACTGACATGTCTGGTTTAATGAGTTTATTTGGCGGTGGTAATCCTTTTTACAGACAACCTAGTTATGGTTACGGTGGTGGTATGGGTTATGGTAATCCTTTCTTTGGCGGATATGGTTACGGTTATGGCATGAATCCTTATGCAGGTGGCATTGGTTCTTTCTACGGCAACATGGGTAGCGGATATTCACCTTCAATGTATGGTTCACCTTTCTACGGTATGTATGGTGGTCAAAACTATAATCAAAGAAATAATTACATGCCTTACAACCCTTATTCAACATTATATAATCAATATACTTCCCCAGGATATACAGGAGATATGTATACAACAGATTATCAAAGTTATTTAGATACACCTTTTGAGGGACAAAAATATTCACAGGATTATCAAGATTATTTGAGCACTAATAATCCTTCAGTGTATAACAATCTATTCGGAACAGCATAATGCCTAAACCTACAGCAGCTTCAGTAGATCAAAAAATTGAATCTCATGTTGATGCCTGTAGTGAAAGATATGATGCAATAGACAAAAGACTTTATAGAATAGAATTTATTTTAATAGCAGCATCTTCGAGTGTAATAGGTTTATTGCTTAAATTAGTGTTAGTTTAATGATAGGAAGAGCTGTTCATAATCTTGCAACAAATGTAATTGCACCACAAGCACAACAATTTTATGATAATCACATAGCACCTTATTATGTTCCAGGAACAAATAATCTTACTGGGAAACAAGCAGTACGAAATGCTATTAATTCACCTTTAGCAATTAATAATCCAATAAATCAAGGTCTATTTTCTTTAATTAAAAAAGGTGGAAATTCTTTATTAGATTTTTTAGGTATGCAAGTAAAAGACCCATATACTTTAAATGCTGATGAAAGAAAATTAGCTAGACATGGTGGTTATAAGCGTGCAAATGATAATTTTTATAGAATGGCTTCACCTAGTTATGATTATAGAAATTATATAGCTAATAGAGCTGGGCATACGGCAAATATGCGTAATATGGGTTTAGACCCTAAAAGTCCTCCTCCACAAAATTCAGGACTTATTTCTGATCTTGATATTTTAAATAGAATGATGGATAGCGTGCCGTCACACCCAAAAGCACCTAGATACAGCACATTTAGTCCAGATGTTTATGGTTCTAAATTAATGGAAGAAGATTTAGGTATGAATGAACAAGGTCAATATACTCAAGATGAACATGATATGATGTATAATTATGCTCAAATGATGAGAAATCAACAAGGCGGTGGATAATGCCTATATCACGCTCTCAAATGAATAAACAAATACAAGATTCAACTAGAATAAAAAAATTTAACACAGGTGGATTAGTAAGTTATAATGGTAAAACTATACAACCAGGCACAAGGTCTGGAAATATAGGATGTGGTGCAATAGCTCCTGGTAAAAGAAAATTTACTAAAATAGGATAATGAAATGGCAGTTAGTAATAGTAAAGATTTTGAATTAGATGTTGCTGAATATGTTGAAGAGGCATTTGAAAGATGTGGCTTACAACTACGAACTGGCTATGATTTAAAAACAGCTCAAAGAAGCATAAATCTTATGTTAGCTGATTGGGCTAACAGAGGCCTTAATCAATGGACTGTAAAAGAAAAAATTCAAACACTTACAAAAGGTCAAGTTAGTTATGATTTGCCAGAAGGTGCAATTGATGTTTTAGGTGTTGCAAGCCGTAAAGTTGTAAATGGCAAAGATACTGATACTATTATTCAAGCAATTGGTCGCAAAGAATATTTACAAATTCCAGACAAAACAGATGAAAGCACACCAAGTCAATATTTTGTAGATAAACAAATTTCTCCTAAAATAAAAATATGGCCTACATGTAATAATAATAGTGACCAAATTGTTTATAACTATTTAGAAAGAATTGACGATGCTGATCATGGTCCAAACACCATGCAAGTTCCGTTTAGATTTTATCCATGTCTAGCTAGTGGTCTTGCTTATTATTTATCTATAAAAAGAGCACCAGATAGAACACAATTTTTAAAAGTTATTTATGAAGAAGAATTTAAAAGAGCGGCAGAACAAGATGAAGTAAGAGAAAGTTATCAAGTAAGACCTTCTATGCGTAGTTACAGGAGATTAACATAATGTCTTATGCTGCTGGAAAAAATGCTCTTGGTCAATGTGATAGATGTGGACAACGCTATTACTTAAAACAATTACATAAAGAGTGGAATGGACTAAAAACATGCCCTAGTTGTTGGGAACCAAAACAACCACAGCTAGAATTACGAGTTAATGTAGTAGACCCAGAAGCCTTATGGGAACCTAGACCAGATAAAGATACGCCTGCGGGCGAAGGTGTAGTAAAAACCACTAAAGTAAATGCTTTTACAGATAAAGCTCTTGATCCAATAGGTTATGCATTTTCTGTATCGCAAATGGAATCAAATGTTGGTACAGTCACGGTGGTGATAACATGACATTAGATGAACTAAAAACATTAGTACAAAATTACACGCAAAACGATGAATCTGTTTTTGTTGGCACAATAAATGATTTTATTAAAAATGCTGAAGAAAGACTATTAGAACTTGTGCAAATAAATGTATTTAGAAAAACATCTACTGGTACTTCTACATCTGGTAATAGATTTTTAAAAGGGCCAGCAGATTACTTAGCCTCTTTCTCACTAGCTGCAATTGATGCAAATGGTGATTATCATTATCTTGATAAAAAACATCCATCATTTATTCAAGCCTATGATTATGATCCAACACAAACAAATTTAATGGGTAGACCAAAATATTACGCAGATTTTGACGCTGGTAGTAATACAGAAAATGAAGACAATACTTTTTTAGTATCACCGACTCCAGATGTTGATTACACAATGGAATTAAATTATTTGTATAGACCGCCAAGTTTAACAGTAAATACAGCTGGTACTTATTTGTCAGAAAATGCAAGAAATGCTCTTTTATATGGAACATTAATTGAAGCATATATTTTTATGAAGGGAGAACCTACCTTACAACAAGAATACGAAAAAAGGTTCGCAGAGGAAATATCAAGACAGAAAAACCTATTTGAAGGTAGAGATAGGCGTGATGAATATCGTTTTGATAGTTTAAGAATAGAGGTGACTTAATGTATACAGATGAAATTAGTACAAATACAGGTACTGTTAATGTAATAACAACTGATAATAAGGGGCTAGATAGTGATCATTGGGCTGATAGAGCAACCAATCATATTATCTCAGTTTCCCAAGATGCTCCGCCTGCAATACGAGACCAGGCAGAAGCATTTAAAGAAAATGTCCACAAGGTATTGAGATATTATATGCAACAAGCTATATTATCTGAGCGTACGACTATTTGTGGTACATTGTCCCAACAGGGACATGATGACCTCGCCGAAATTATAAGGAGAATTTAATATGGCTATAACTCAAGCAATGTGCACAAGTTTTAAAACTGAGCTCTTACAGGGCGTGCATAACTTTTATAATGGATCAGGAGGTGGATCATCTGGAACAGGAGCTACATTTAAAATTGCTCTGTATACTTCATCAGCTACAATGAGTGCTACGACTACTGCGTATGCAACAACTAATGAAACAACTGGTACGAATTATACAGCTGGAGGCAACAGTTTAACAAATGTAACACCAACCTCTTCAAGTACAACAGCTTTTACAGATTTTGCTGATACAACTTGGAGTACTTCTACTATTACAGCTAGAGGTGCTTTAATTTATAACTCAACACAATCTAATAAAGGTGTATGTGTTCTTGATTTTGGTTCTGATAAATCATCAAGTTCTGGAGATTTCACAATCCAATTCCCAACTGCTGACTCTAGTAATGCTATAATTCGCATAGCGTAGAAAGGGAAACCTTCTATGGCTCTGTTAGTTAAAGATAGGATAAAAGAGACAACAAGTACTACAGGAACTGGCACTTTAACTTTAGCAGGTGCTGTTGCTGGGTATCAGGCATTTTCTGTGCTTGGAAACGGTGCAACAACCTACTATGCATTGACTGATGCAAACGGTACTGCGTGGGAGGTAGGCCTAGGAACCTATACGACTTCTGGCACTACCCTTGCCAGGACAACTGTATTAGATAGTTCTAATTCTGGTTCAAAAATTACTTTAACTTCAGGAACGCATGATGTTTTTGTTACTTATCCTGCTGATAAAGCTGGATTTAATGATGAAGGTTTAGCTAAAACCTTTACCGCAAGCGGAACAATAACCGCAGGTAAAGCATGTATATTAGAAGCAGATGGTGATGCTGCTCAAATTGCTTCTTCGACATCTGGTGTAGATGTCACAGAAGGTTGGGGAACACTAGCAAAAATAACAGACAATGAGGGTTCTAAGGGTTTTGTTAGTGATGATATAGGTTCTGGAAAGGTGTTTGTTTCCTATCAAGATGACAATAATAGTGACTATCCAACACTTGTTGTTGCAACAATATCAGGTTCAGGAAAATCTGTTACATACGGAACGCCTGTTGTTGCAACAAGTGAGGTTTGTGAAGAAACCGCAGTTGTATGGGATAGCAACGCATCACGATTTGGTGTTTTTTGGAAAAGGACAAGCGATGGGTACATAAGAGGGTCGACAGGAACAGTTAGTGGAACAGTTCCGACTATCGGTACAGGAACAAATTTAGATGCTACACAAATTAATTATAAATTAACAGGAATCTTTGACCCTGACCAAAACGATGTCATCATTCTCTATTATGGATTAGATGGCGGAGACTATAATGCTCATGCCTCTGTTATTGACATAAGCGGTTCAACCCCAAGCGTCAGTTATACTGTGGAGTCTCCTACATTGCTTGGTGATGTAGGTGGTGATGGCATACTAGATTTATCTTATGATACTAGTGCCGATAAATTTTTAATTATGTCTGAAGAATCTGGTGGGGGTGGCGGTGGAGGTAATGCTATCGTTATGACTAATTCAGGTACAGCTTTGACTTTGGGTTCTATTACAGAAATTCGAGCTTCTTCTTTTGATTTTCCTTCAGTATGTTTTGACGACAGCGTGAACAAGTTTTTAATAGGTTTTTCACGCTCAGACGATAGTGATAGAGAATACGCAATAGTGGGAACTATATCAGGTACATCGGTTAGTTTTGGAACAGAAGTTAAACTTTCAGATACAGGACACAATACTCACTCGGCTATTGGTTTTGATACAACAGCAGATAAATCTATTATGTTTGTAGGAGGACATTCTGGTACTTCTACCTATTATACAATAAGTATTACAGGAACAGCACCAAGTGTTGTTGCTACAGGAACAGTAACAGGACATGGTGCAGGCACATATTCTGGTCAGCAGCCTCGTATGAGCAGAACCCCAATAACAAGTGAGTCGGAAAATCCTTTCTTGTTGGTCTTTAAAGATACAGGTTCGGATTCGGATATAGCTTGTCAAGTTTTTGAGTTTGCCCAAAGTGCTGTAACAACCACAAACTTAGATAATAACTATTTAGGAGTAGCTTCAACAACTGCAAGTGATACAAATCCTGTAGATATTAATATTGTTGGTTCAATAAACAATAATCAAACAGGATTAACAGTAGGTGATGATTATTTCTCAGATGATGCAGGAAATATTAAAAAGTTTATAACGAGTGCTACAAGCACAAATGCTTCACCAACAGGAAATTTTACCACAATGGACGATTCAGATACAACATCTGTAGATGTTAGTAGCACTTATGAGTCAAATTCAGGTACTTATGTTTTAGCATATAAAGATGCTAGTAATAGTAGTTATGGAACTGCGGTTGCAGGTACATGGTCTAGTGGAACTGTAACTTGGGGAACACCAGTCGTGTTTGAATCAAGTGCAATAGATGACCAACCGCACATATGTTCAGGTGGTAATAGAGTTCATGTCACTTACAGAGCTTCTGATGCAACAGGTGGTATAAGAAGTGCATCAATATCAGGAACAGCAATGACTTTTGCTGCTGAAACTATTTTTGCTCCTAATAATGCTACCTATGGAAACCCAATGGGTTATCATTGTGTTTATGATACATCTACAAATTATGTTATTATTGCATATTCAGGAGGAACAGGCACACCACATGATTTTTTTGCTCAACCTTTATACCATGACACAAGTGATGGCACATATACTTTAGGTACTTCGGTAGTCTTAATGAATAATAATGTTATTGTTAGTTATAAAATTGATTTAGTTTTTGATTTTGATATAAACAGATCAATAGTAATTTACTTAGATGGTACAAATTCTAATCAAATAACTGTTTAAGTTATACAATCAACTGGTTCATCAGGTTCACCGACTGTAACAGCAGGTGCAGATTCAATTATAGATGCAGGTGATGGTGGAGCTGAATTATGTGCTTGTTATGATACAGAAAACAATAAAGTTTTTGTTGCTTACAAA